TATCCGCGGTTTAACGAGCCTTATCAGCAAGAGAGCGCCCGGAGCCATACAAAAAGTGCCAGATGTCGACTTGGTGGGTAAAAAGTTTGCCATCGATTCAAGCATCTTGATGTACAAATTTAGCCATGCGTCTAAAAGCCACGAGAACGCCCACACCATTGGGTTTTTGAACAGAATCACGAGCTTGTTGCATGGAGGCATCCTCCCTGTGTTCGTGTTCGACGGGGTGCCACCAGATGAAAAGCTGAGCACTCTCAAGAAACGGAAGGAGGACAAAAGGAAGCTGTACGTGAAAGTAGAGGCGCTGGAGGCCCTGCTGCCGACGCTGACACTGGAATCGGAAATAGATGAATGCACCCGCAGCATCGCGCACTACAGAAACCAGATAGTCAAGGTGACGGAAGAACAAAAGGCGGACGTGGCGGAGCTGCTGCGCGTCCTAGGAATACCTGTTGTGTACTCACCTGGCGAGGCGGAGCAGACCTGCGCCTTCATGCAACGGAGTGGGATCGTCGATTACTGCGTCACCGACGACAGCGACGCGTTCCCGTTTGGCGCCCTGAAGGTCATCAAGCTGACCAAGCTGAAACTGAAGAAAGGAGGTGTGGACGTGTTTTCGCTTGACGCGGTCCTGGAAGGCACCGGGCTATCGTACGCGTCCTTTGTCGACATGTGCATCCTCTCGGGCTGCGATTTCTGCGACACAGTCCCTCGGATTGGTCCGGTGAGTGCCTTCAAGCTCATCGCAAAGCACAAGTCCATCGAGGAGGCGGCCAAGCAGAATGACGCCCTCAGAGCGCCGAGTTTCCGGTTTAGCAAGGCACGAGACATCTTCAAAGCGGGCCATCAGGAGGTTGGGAGCACGGCCCTCCTCGAATTGGACAAGGAGGGTCTGCGCAACTTCTTGCGCGACAAAGGCTTTCAATCGAGGGACATCCAGAAGTGGTTGAACAAAGCCGATGCCTCCAGGGCCGAATATCATGCCCGGAATTGAGCAAAATAAAAATATACGCCCCCATCAATAACTAATGCTCTCTCGCCAGGAATTCAGACAACTCTTCGGGTTCTCCTCGAAACGGAAGGCAACCAAGGCTAAGTCTACGAAGAAGAAAAGCGCCACCGCTCCCAAGAAGAAGAAAAGCGCCACCAAGGTGGGTATGCGCACTATCGGCGGCGCCCGTCGCATGGTGATGAAGTCCTCCACCGGCGCCAAGTACTGCGTCCGCAAACGCAAGGATGGCACCTCCTACAAGTCGTACATCAAGGCGTCACCCACTGCGCGCAAGTCGCCACGTTCCCGCTTCGGCCGGGTGATGTATTCTAACGGCTCCCCAGGGGTGCTCTCTGGCGCGTCGGGTGCCACGGGCGTCCAGCCGTACGCCTCTCGCAGCTCTCAGCCTGCGCGCCTTGTCATGGGGCCCACTACCGCTTTCGGGGGGAAAAGCCCAAAGAGCGCCACCAAGACCAAGAAGGCTCAGGACAAGGAGAAGAAGCGCAAGGAAGCGAAGAAGAAGAAGAAGGCAGCCGACGCCGCCGCTGCCGCCAAGAAGAAGAAGAAAGAGGCCGCCGCCAAGAAGAAGAAGGCCGCCCTGAAGAAGAAAAAGTCCTCGTCCAAGTCCAAGTCCAAGTCGTCGCCCAAGAAGAAGGCGTCGCCTAAAAGACGTTCGCGCCCGGCCACTTCGGGGTACGAGCGCCCCTACCGGTCGTACAACATGTACAGCAGCTTCGGCAAGGGCTACACGAGAGGCGCCGGTGTTGGTGGCTACTCGTCGATGGCTGGGTACCCAGGCGTCAACCGCTTCGTTGGCCCAGTCCTCTAAGCAAACCCAACAGAGATGAATGACTAAAGCTAAAGTTGTAGCTGAAGTCATGTTTCTTTCTAGTCGTTTAGATCGCGTCGTAATCGTTGCGCATCTGCATCCGCGCCTCCATGTCGGCTGTGACACTCTCCGCACTGGCGGCCGGCACCGGGACCGAAGATGACACCATTGGTGCCGGTGTGGTCTTGGTGGCGAATTGGGTGTCGTCCCAGTCGTTGCGCATCTGCACCCGCTGAACGGTGTCGGCAGTGACACTCTCCGCACTGGAGGCCGGCACCGGGACCGAAGATGACACCATTGGCGCCGGGGTGGTCTCGTTGTCGATCCAGCCCGTTAGACGTGCCTGGCGCGCCTTGCGCAGCTGCTCGGGTGACGACACTGCTGGGGCTGGGGCTGGGTGCTTGCTCAGTGCCTCGCCCAACTGCTCTGCGACGTCTGGGATGGGCTCAAGCTCAAGATCGCCGGTGCCGCCAATCTCGTTGGAAACGTCGTACGCTGGGGTAATAGTTTGACCAGGCGTCGGCACAAGCAGGGCTTTTTCGGCGAGGTCGGCGTCCTCGATGGGCAGCTCAGCGGTTCCAAGGGCGGCGTGGGAGAAGTTCTCCGTGCGCTTCTTGCGACAGACCGACACGATTAGGAACGCGATATAGATAATCAGGGCACACTTGAGATACTTCATTTTTAGTAGTCGGTAATATTTTTTTCGGGTCACTTTAGACATTTCGATAAGTCGACGAGCTCCTCAAGGGTGACGTTCTCGCGGATGTTCAAATGCGTCTTTTCCACCGTTCGCACACTGTTGGGGTAGGTTTTGTCGACACGCTCCAAAAGCGGCTCGTAGAAGCCCCCAGGGACGTTCCATTCGCACTCCACGATGGCCACCGGGCTGTGTGTCAGTCGGGTATACTTGTCGTGGAACATCCGCCCAGCGCGTGTCCTCTCGTTGATGCTGGAGTGCTTGACTATCTTCCCGCGGTCCGTCGAATACAAGTCGTAGCGCGTCTTGTTGTTGGCGCCCCTCTTGACCTGCACCTTGAAATCAAAGGTGTGATGCGGCTTCCACTTGACCAGCGACATCTGCGTGCCGGTCCCAACCGCGAGGCGCTGCGGCGTGAAAATCAGCCCATCGCTCTCATGCTCCAGGGGGCTCTCGGCGAAGGACTCCATCATCTTCGGCAGGTCGCCGAGGCTCCAGAACCGTTTGGCTTTGACGGCGAACGGGGGGTCGGTGACGCTCGCCACAAAGGAGGACATGTACCGGTGCCGCACGTCCAACGGCTTCTTGGAGCAGTTCGAACCGTTCACCACGATGGCATCGTACGCGTAGTACGTCCAGGAGTTGTCTCCCTTGGATTCACACACCAGCTCGCCGTCAAGCAAGCACAACTTCTCGGACTGGGTTTGCACGTCGACCTCGTAAAACCTGAACGCTCTGTCCACCATCGCGCAGACGTACTGCCCGTTGATGATGTCCGCGACGAGCATGAACCGCATACCATCCGTCTTCTCACACACGCTGTATGGGTAGTGACTCAGCTTCCAGATGTATTCCCTCTCCAGTGAAACCGGCTGAGGTCCTGGGAAATTGTCGGGGTTCTTGACCATGGGCCACTCCTGAATTATCTTCCTCTTTAAATTCTTGCACAGGTCGACGTCCTCTATCAGTCGCGCAGACGGGCCGTTTTCTGAGCACAGGTTCATCGTTTGTAGTTTGGTATTGTGTGCAGTTGTATAATTACCAAAAGGGTTTGTTCTTAAGTCTCGAAGGCATCTAATTAATGTAATAATTCGCTCACCACCGGATTACACCTTTCACGCGGTTGTGGTTAATACCGGTTATAGTGCTTATGATTTCCCTTTTCCTCTTCTGGGCGCCCTTCACGTACCTGTGAGTCATGTCGGCCTCTATAGCCTCTTGATTCTTCAGGACGTAACTGGCCACGTTGTTTTCAATGGCCCATCGGAAAAAGTTCATCTGCCCCGTCGTGGTGACGATGATGTCGTCGGTCATCACCGCGGGTTGTGTCTCGGTGTAGTCCAAAATGGAGTGCGTCTCGGGGTCGACCCTGACGAAGAGGCGCTGCCGCCTGCAGAATGGATCGAACAGCTTCTTCGAGTATGCGCGCAGCTGGTTTTTGTAATCGATGTACACGTTGAATATTCGCGCCGCGCCCGTCTTGTATATCACATTGTTCTGCTTTGAAAAGTTGGTGACAAACCACTCCAGCAGCCTGAGGCTAATGACAGACTTTTGCTCCACGATGGCGCGCAGCACTTTCACATTTTGTTTCGGGTTGGAGTTGTAGAACACCAGCAGCGACTTCATCAGCAGCTCTCTCTTACCTTTTACATTCATAATTGTGCTTTATGAGTGTAGAATGTATTATCCTTAATAGAAGTTATCAGCTGAACACCTTGTTGGCGACAAACGTGGCCATGACAACGATAATGGAGACGCTGACGCTGCGGAGCACCGGCCCGTTCTTGAGCATGAGGGGCAGGAACGCGATGATAGCCTGCCTCGCCTGGGGCATCTGCACAATGGTGAGTATGACGATGGCAATGATGAGGCTCTTGGCCATTTTCTCGTCAATGCCCAGAGACTTGACAACCTGAAAGCCGGGGACGAAGTTTTCAAGGCCCGGCGGCGATGCTAGGTGCTCCATACCGGCGATGCTGTTGTTAATGGTCTGCTGAGGGAGGGCGCGGTCGGGCTGCGGCATGTTGGCGTCCCTGTAGCCCCCCTGCACCTGAGGCGACGGTGGGCCGCCGAGAAGCTGGTTGATTGGAGTGGACTGATCCTGGTCTGACATTGTCTTTTACTGCTAGGCAATTTTTTTATACAGAGGATTTAACGACGCTTCTTGACCACGCGCTTCTTCTTGACCACGCGCTTCTTGGCACCGAAAGAGGATTTCTGCGACGACTTATTGCTTGACTTAGACCCTGAGCTCGACTTGGAGCCTGAGCCTGAGCTTGACTTAGACCCTGAGCTTGACTTGGAGCCTGAGCTTGACTTAGACCCTGAGCTCGACTTGGAGCCTGAGCCTGAGCTTGACTTAGACCCTGAGCTTGACTTGGAGCCTGAGCTTGACTTAGACCCTGAGCTCGACTTGGAGCCTGAGCCTGAGCTTGACTTAGACCCTGAGCTTGACTTGGAGCTAGATCCGCCCACTCCCTGAATCTTGGCACCGATTGGCTTGTCGAAGAATTCAATATGCTTGAATAATTTTTTGCCCTTAGTTGTTTTGAATTTAGCTTGCAGGGATTCCTCGAGAGCTTCGGCGGTCTTTACCACCCCCTTGGGCTCTTTCATGGCCACATGTTCGTCAATCTTTTTGTCCGTGGCCTTAGCTGCCGCGGTTTCGATTATCCACTTGCCGCCCCTGATAGCCCTCGCGACCATGTAAGCCTCCGGCGAACGCCCCATTTTTGGTCTCCAGCCCAATATCACTACATGGGTGGCCCCTTTCACTCGATTGAGGGCAGTGATGCCGCGGGCGCCCTTGGACGGCAGTATTTTCAGCCGGGCCGAACTCGAACCTTCGCGCGAGCTCGTACTCGACTTCGACGAACTGGAGCCCCGTTTCATGGCCTTCTTGAGGAGTGCTGTCCAGGCATTCTTTTTCGGGGACGCAGAATTCTGCTTGGGCGATGGTTTTTTGGGCGAAGGCGTAGAGCCCGATGTCGACCTGCTCGCGCTGCCAGACGCACTCGTCATCCCCTCGGACTGGATGCAGTCGAGGATCTGCTCGGAAGAGAGCTGCTCAGCCATCCACTTGAGGAGCTCGTCGCGCGGCATTTTTTTGAAGTTTTCCAACGTCCAGTTCGCTTTTTGGGACATTTGGTGGTAGCCCATATTATTAATTTCTTCATTTCACATATTTTACGTCCAGTTTGTGTTGTTTGATATACGCGTTGGCGAGCTGTTTCCAAGTGGCTTTTTCGTGGTCTCCTGAATAATTCATATGGGGCAGAAGCGTCGTTTTGAAGTGATGTATGCGTCTGTCGTCCGACTCGAAGTTGGTCCATATTCTGAAGTTGAGGGCCTGCTTCTTCTCCGTTTTGCCGCCGTGGCCCAGTTTGACGAGCGTGTCGAACATCTGCGTCTGCCAGTTTTTCTTGCTGATTTGCTTGAGCAGGTCGATCTGACCCGTCTTTTCGAGGCAGCGCCTGATTAGTTGGCGAATGGTCTTTGTGCTGTGGCCGCCAACGGCTCTCAGGACCTTCCCCTTGTTCACCAGATCGTGTAGCTCGGGAGCTTTCTTGATGTGGGCTGAGAGGGGCTTAGCCTTGGTGCGCTTGCTGAAGTCTCTGTCCTCGCGGAAAATGAGACCGGCGAATGGAGCTTTCTTGGCTCTCGTGAACACACCCTCCTGTTCGGTTGTCTCCCACAGCTGGACGCTGGATGCGCGGAACGAGGACTGCCTCAACCCAAGTATATCCTCCAGGCTAACCAAGAGCTGGCGCTCGGTCATGTAGCACTGCCCGGTGTTGGGGTTTCTGAACAGCCTGACGTAGGTGTTCCGATCCTCTCTCAGTATGTATGCATCCTTGGGCTTCCCCGTCTTCTTGTCGAGGCGCTTACTCGGAAGTTTCTCCCGCGTAACGAAGGGCATATAGGTTTCGCGTAGCTGCACCACATTGGCGTTGGCGTTGAGCTTGGCATCGACCGCCGTCTCCTTGAGCATCTTCTCGAAATGGTTGTTCTTCACGCTTTTGAATACCGCCGACCTCTCCATCACCTGGTCGATCGTTCTGACACTCATCTGTTGCATCCCAGGCCCCTTCCGCACCCGGTCTCCTTGGGTCATTGCACTTTGGCGGTCTGCGCGTGCTTTGGCCATTGCCTCTCGGATCTTCGCGTTCTGCTCTTCCTTATTGCCGGTCTTCTTGTTGTACTGTGGGATATCCATGATCTTGGCGAGCTGTTTCTCTATAACTTGTCTAATCGCAGCGTCTTCCTCCGGCAGCACTATGAGGTGATTGAAAATGTGCACATACCTCTCGCCTTCCGGGATTCCACAATGGGACCGGAAGCGGACGGCTCGAGCCGCAACCTGCTTGAGGCGCTTGTCGTTCCACCACGGGGAAACAATGTGGACTTGGCCCACGTTGAGGAAACTGATGCCTTCGGTGATGGTGCTCACAACGAGCTTTATCTTTCCTCCGTTGAATGCCTCCCTGATAACCCGCGTCTCCGGCTCCGGCGTGCCACCGTGCCAGAGCGCGTAAAGGTCTGCCGGGTCGCCGCCCTTCGTGTACGCACTTTTACCGATCAGGTCAAGGCACTTTGCGAACAGCGTCAAACCGCGCTGCACGTAATTCATGTAGACGAAAACGGGACGGTCCGAGCTCTCCATCAGCTTGATTATGTTGTAAAACTTAATGCTCCAGCCTTTGATTTTGGCCATTTTGGCTTTGTAGTCCAGCTTCCTAAGACGCGCATACGACTGCTTATTCCCCGTCTCTTTCAACAGGCCAATGTCGTCGCACAACAGGCACTGCTGCGACCGCCCGAACAAGCCAGGGTTCTCCTTCTTCGCAGCCTTTTTAATCTTCTTCTTGTCGTCCTCCCCCAGCAGGTCTGCGATGCTCCCGAACACCTTGTCTACGCTGCTGAAGGTGGTTGCGATTTCAGCCGACATGGTTTGCACGTAAGCGTCGTGCTGGGGTTTCAGCATGACGGAGTGGATGTGCGTGTTGATGACGTAGGGATACGCGGCAGGATTGCCTCCCGTGAAGTATGTGACGTTGCCCCTAGTCATGTGCTTGAAAATATCCGCATTCTTCACTCGAAACGTGTTGGGGTCGAGTGTCACGTCGCCTCCCGAGCTGGACCCGGACCCGGACCCGGACCCGGTGTCTGCGTCCCCACGAACGACGGGGAACATTTTGTCGAACTCGGTCTCGGTGGTGGGGAAGGGAATCTCCGGTCGCAGGAGATTCATGGTCAGGCCAATCTCAAATGGGCGATTGAACACGGGTGTGGCCGACATGAGCATGATCCGCATACTTGGGTGGGCATAGTACGTTAGGGCATCGTGGAAAGCCTTGTACTTTACCGACTGGTCCAACGACACCAGATTTTGCACCTCGTCAATAATGAGGAGGGTGCCTGGCTGCACGAGAGGGCCTCCCTTGGCTAAGTATTCTGCTGGCTCCCGTTTCCCACCGGGGGCGACTTTGAACAGCTTACCGTAGAGGGTGTCGTGCGTTATGATATCGTAGTTGAGGGAGACCTTCTCCATAATCTTAGCCCTTATGTCACGCAACTCCTTCGATGCTTCGATGTACGCCGCCTCGTTGTTCTCTCTCTCGGCTAACCGGATTTTTGACTTTTGCCGCTTCAGGGCAGCCTCTTCTTTGGTGCTCACGTATTTCTGCGAATTGCCGTTGATTTCCATCTGGGCTACACAGTCTCCCATGATTTCATTCTCGAAGGTCGCCTTTAGCTTTGCCGGGCAGCAGATGATGACGCGCTCTGCCGTTATATCGGGGTCCCCTTCGCCGGTTTTGTTGTCGTATTTCTTGAAGAGCTCGGCCGCCGCCAGACTGGTGCACGTTTTGCCAGAACCCAGACCGTGGAACACGAGCACACTGCTATTCTTTTTCACATACTCCGCCACGAAGCGCTGGTGCCTCAGAAGGGCAAACTCCGACTTGTCGTCACAAATGTTTGCGCCGGAGCTGACGTAGTTCGCGGGGTAGTGGTAGGTGCTGAGAGTCTTGTGAATATCCGGGTCTGAGATGTCGATGGTTCCGTGCAGTTCGTTGCTCGCGAATCTACGCTTCATTGCTGCCTTCATCCTTTTACCGTTGGCAGAGAAATTAAAACCGAATATATCAGACAAATATATCGATGATGGTCTCGTGCTTTCTGTCAATTATCTCACCCCAGTGGCTAGGGTCCCACATCGCGCCAGCAACTTGGTAGAACCCCCGTGAGTCTTCCCACGCACTGTCGCATACACTGTCGCCCGCCACTGCACGGTAAAATATGTTCTCTGAGCGGAATGTGAGGAGGTCTATTCTTTCGAAAAAGTCGAGGAAGGCATGACAGTACACGTAGTTGTTCTGCTCCCCCCACCTCCCGCTTTCAAAGTGCCCCGCGATGTCGTTCAGGGTGGCGATGGTGATCTGGATGAGAACGCTGTTCGGGATGCGCATGAAGAACGAATCGCGCACTCGCACGGTGGGTGGGAGGCCGAGAAGCGCTGCGCACGTGGCAGCTTTGCTACACTCGTTGTATAGATTCGTTTTAATGACTTGGGCGTGGTGCTTGTTGAGAGGCTCTTGCTCCGTGAGAGGCAGGTACATGAGAATGTGGTCGAATACAAGTAGATGGTCCATTACACGGGGCCGCTATTTTTATGCTTGCGAATCACCCGCTTCAGGTCTGCGGCCACGCCGGTGTGCAGCGCCCGTGCCTCTTTCCCGGTCGCGCCCAGGAGCTGCTTTGCTACTGTTCGCCATTTTTTTTGCTCCATGAGCTCGTTCCAAAGCTTCTGTGACATGCCTGATTATACCTTACCGATAAAAAAAACCGTTTAGGGAAACAGGGCTTTTGTATTGTATACCATGGAGCTCACATATCATCTAGATCCTGAAGAAGTGCGCCGGTTGACCTCCCCTTCCATCACGCGCGATGAAATTCACAGTTTGCTCGAATTCAAGCCCCGCAATCTAGACCTGTACCGCCAAGCGTTAATACATAAGTCAGTTCTGCGCTTAACCAAGTATTTACCACCAGAGAAGGTGCCTAAATACATGATTGAGTCTAACGAGAGATTAGAATTCCTTGGAGACGCGATCCTGAGCTGCATCACAGCCGATTTCCTGTACAAAAAGTTCCCCTGCGAAGACGAAGGCTTTCTAACCCGTGTCCGCAGCAAACTAGTCGACACCAAAGCACTGTCCACATTCGCCAAGATGCTGGGCTTGGGCAACCATGTGATTATGAGCCGGCACCTACAGAGCCTGGACGGCCGCAACCGAGAGAAGATGCACGAGAACATATTTGAAGCGTGGGTGGGGGCTATTTACCTG